CGGGGCGGCGGGTCCCCTGTTTTAACCAGTGGCCATCATAGCAAGCGGGAATCCCGTTTACCATCCCCGGACACTGTAGGAAATGTAGTTCGGCCAATTGGTTGCCAGGATCTCAAAACCGACGCACACGCTCATGAAGGTCTGCCGGACACTTTTCCGGTACCGGGTCTTTGCCCTGCAGCTGATCTCTGCATTGCCTTCTTCCAGTTTGACGATAGGTTCTGTCACACAGCCGCTGTCTGCCATGTGGCCGACGTTGGCACCCAGGGTCAGTGCCAGGATGGATGCAGAGGCGCAGATCAGATCCTTGCCGTATTCATCGCTCCGGGCATGGCCGGTCACGGTCAGTCGGTTGTGTTCCCGGTAGTATGTCACTTCAATCATTTGTTCTCCTCCTTATGCGGGCTGGGATGCCTGGGCCGCTCTGGCTCTGGCATTGCCGGTTCTGGTGTCTTCTGTGGGTTTCCCGCCGCTTGCTTCGGGATTGGACTGCATACCAGTGCTGCCGCCTGCAACCAGGGCACCCTGTCCCAGGGTCTGCACAATGTCCTGGGCAATCATCTCCGTCATGGCAGGGTTGGCAATCTGGGACATGGTCAGCGCCATCTGCATGTACTGCTGAAGCTTCTGCCACAGCAGACCGTTCTGGCTGATCTTCTGCATGATGTCATCCTTGCCCTCGAAGTCCATCATACCAAGGCACATAATCGCCTGGTCTGCCAGCTGCGGGTTAAAGAATCCCAGCTTAAACAGGTCAAGTGCCAGCTGATTCTGGCTGACGGTGGTGAAGATGTTCTTCTTCTGGGCAGAAATCTTGATATCGAACACAGGTTTCCGCATGCCCATGTTCTCACCCAGGAACATCTGGGGCTGGGGCTGCAATCCTGCGTTGCTGTAGGTCTTGTACTCGTTCACACCGTACTGGCCCACAATGCGGAAGTTTCTGGGCATGTCATAAAACTGCCGGTCAAGCTCAATGCACAGGTCTACGATATCCGTAAAGGCCCGGTAGCTGCCCTTGGTGCTGTCACGGCTGCCCTTGCCGGATGCCTCCTGCAATGCTGCAATGGCGGAAGCAGCGGTGACACCGGAATTTGTGGTGCCGGTGGCCGTCTCCGTGTTGCCGCTGGTCTCACGAAGCTCCTGGATATCATGCTGAAGCAGATTCAGGTAGTTGCCGTCCAGGGAAGTGTGTTCCACTCTGCGGAACCGGGTTTCATCCAGACTGCCATTGACAGGGATCAGAGGCTTGCTCAGATCCAGGAAGTCCTCAGTCTTTACGCCGTTCTGGTCATTGCTGAAGTACCGGGGGATCGAACCAACCATAGCGTTCTTCACGAAGCTGGTCTTCATGATGTCAATCTCGGTCTGGGGGTTCCGGCACAGGTCTACAAAGCCATAGCCGCAGGGGCTGCCCTCAACAGGGAACAGCGGATCAAAGACATAAGGGAACTTTCCGTGGTCATACAGGCCCACCAGTGCCATTGCTTTTCTTGGCTTGCCGTCAAATCCCGTGGTTACCTCGGTTTCATTCTCAGTTGCGAACAATACCTGATCGCCCACGAACTTACAGTAATGCAGCGTGCGCTTGCCCTGCTGGTGCTTGTGGTAGTAGACCTCAATGACGGTCACATAGTTGGATGTGGAAACGGCATCGTCATACAGGAACCGGGAAGAGAAGGGACCGGTATTGCGAAGCTTGCCTTCCAGCTGGGGGTACTTCTGCATCAGCACTTCCTTCTCAATCATTTCGGTCTGGAAGAAGTACCGGGATTTCTGAATGTCCGTGATACCGGGCTGCCAGTAGAGGTTCAGCAGGTTCACATTCTCCACCCGGATGTCACCCAGGCCGTTCAGCAGGTTCTTGTCCCAGACAACCTTGTACACACCGGTACCGGTCTTCATCTTCTGCCACATGGCATCGGAGTAGGTCTTCTCGAACTTGTTGTTCTCCAGAATGCAGGGGATAATGTCGCTCAGCAGCTTGGCTTCCTGCTCGTCTGCCTTTTCCCTGGGCAGGATAACCGGCTGGGGAAAAGCCTCCATGGCATCTGCGTGCTTGCTGACGATGACGTTGTGGAGCCATCCGCTGCGGCTGGTGAAGCCTCCGTCCTTGCCGACTTCGGTTTCCTTCTGCTCTTCCTCGGTATTGCGCAGCTTCCACCACTGCTCAGAGGCAATGATCCGGCGGTCTGTAGCAGCCTTGCCGGTCTTGTAGTCACGCAGCACATTGATAAACTTCTTGATTTCATTGGGGCCAATGGCCGGTGCGGTCTCCTGCAGCACAGCAGCGGTTTCCGGTGCTTCGGGCTGCATCAATTCTTCATTGGGCATGTGTATATTCCTCCTATCGGTTAGTAAACTGGTTCAGCGGGTCATTCAGAATGGTCACGGTCTCCACAGGCCGCAGAGGCTGCACAGGCCGGTTCATGCACATATACCGCCATTCATCGGCAATGTGGTCTTCCATGGAGGTATCCAGATCCTCCACCTTATGCTCGTCATACATCATCAGCGGGATGGTGCGAATGAATCCCGTGCAGTTCTCAAAGATATAGCAGCGTGCATATCCATGCTCATCGAACTGGAGCCGGTATTGGCACTGCATCCATCCGGCAATGCGTTCATGGTCACCGGGCACAAAGTAAACCCCATACTTGGCAGCGGTGTCAGCGATGGATTCACCGCGGCTCTTGTCCCAGATGGCCGGATCAGCCACACCCTGGATGTTCTTACCCTTCAGCCAGGGATGCTGCTGCTCGATTCTGGAAATTTCCTGAAATTGCTGATCGGGTGTCCACTTCACACCCTCATTGGGAGTCTTGGTGCAGCCGTACAGTTCCAGGATCCTGTACATGGTGCCGTCATAGTCGATGGCCCACCAGGCGCAGGAGAAGGGTTTGGCATAGCCGAAGTCATAGCTGCGGTATATTTTCCATCCCCGCCGGTTGCCTGCGTTCAGATCCAGAGGCTTGATAACATGGGTCCAGCGGCCTTCTGCCTTGGCCTGCTCCAGGGAAATGCCTGCCTCATGGCATTTAACTCTGTCCGGCTCTGTGCGGAATGTCTCGAAAAATTGACCTTCGTATACGTCCCAGCGCCCGTATAACCAGGCGTCACGAAGCTTGGGCGGTAAGGCTTCCAGCTGCTTGATGTAGTCCGGCTGACTCTTCATCAGAGCTTTGTTGTCTGTTACCAGTGCCTGAATAAAGCAATAGTCTTCCGGATTCTCGCCTTCCTCGTATTTCCGGTCGATGAACAGCCGCTTGAAATAGCCATGGCTCACACCGCCTGGGTTGCAGGTGTAGTAGATACGCTTGGGGAAGTTGTTGACACCACGCAGGCAGGCGGTGATTTTTTTGATCCACATCTCCTGGAGTTGGGTTGCCTCGTCCAGGAATATTACGTCATATTCTGCGCCCTGGTACTGATCCAGGTCTTTGTCCGCGTTGCAGTAGCCGAACTTGATGGTGCTGCCATTTGGGAAGGTAAACATCTTCTCCGATTTGTTGTACCTGGCAATACCGTGAAGCTCATCGATCAGAGTGTTGATGTGGTTATTCACCAGTTCCGGATAAGTCCGGCGGACGATCAGCTGCTTGATACCTGGGTAAACAGCTGCCAGGATCTTGGCCTTTGTCCGCACTGACCAGCTTTTGCCGCCTCCACGGGCACCGCCGAACCCAACATGTTTCGGTTTGGCAGAGAGGAAAGCATACTGTTTATCGCTGATCTGACTTAGGTCTATCTTGCTCATGTCCTGAATTCCTCCGGCAATCCCTCTACGATCAGAGTTGCGGTCTCCTTCTGCTCCGGATCAGCCTGCTTCCGCAGATTAGCAATACGGGCCTCCTGTTCCTTGTGGTCAAGATCAGACTGAACGCCCTGGATCTCTTTCAGATCCTTCACAGCGGCAACCAGTGCCCGGATAGACTTTGCCTGTACGGTTCTGCCGTCTCCGGTATCAACCAATTGCTCGATTCTGTCCAGCAGTTTATCCGCTACCCGATGAATCCTGGCAGCCCGGTCAACGGCCTCGGAGGCGATGGTATCCACGGTATCCGTCACCGTCTTGTCACGGTATTGGCTGCGCAGCTCCGGCCACTTTTCGTCTTTTCCTCTGGCAGCAATCACATTACGATGCACACCGTATTTCTCAGCCAGTTTCCGGTAGGAGGTATCCGTGGTGATGTATTCTGTTTTGATTTTCAGCCAGTCTTCCACGCATGTCCCTCCCATCAAGCATTTACCCCATGATACCAACCGCCATTTTGTAAAACCATCCATGAACAGTGGTATGATTGCCACCGGCAATCATTGTCATTGCAGATTCGCTGCGCGGAGCACCACAGCAAAAAAGGGAGGAGCCGCAGCCCCTCCCGATTATCAAATTAGCTAACTGGTTAATTCCGCTTCTGATCCTTCATCTCCCGGTGGATCATAGTGTCACCGATCAGACTGTTGGTGGTTTTGCCGCCCTTGCAGGGCACAGGACCGAAGCCCCAGTCCCTGGAAGTAGTGGTGGCACCCATGGTGCCGGTCTTCTTGTTGCGCTTCTTTTTCATGATGTCCTCCATGTTAATTCAACAGATCTTTGCCGTTGAAATGCTTGAATTCGATTCTGCCGCAGCCCTGGCACTGGCAGCGTTTTACGGTGATCAGATTGCCGGAGTGGTAATCCATGTACCGGTACACGGTCTTCAGCGGCTTCCAGGTGTGCCGGTGCAGCAGCTTCTTGAACAGTCCCATACCCTTACTCCACGATGTACCAGTCATCGGTCAGCATATCGGTCTGGGAAGCCAGCCAGGGAACCACATTGCCCTGCATGGTCTTGATGGCGATGTAACCGCCGTAGGGAACCGTATCACCGAAATACTGCTTGGCAATTTTGGTGGATACTGCATACTCGCTGGCAGGAACATAGTACAGGAACATTTCTTTGCCGTTCCAGCCTTCGCGAGCCACGGCACGGCCCATCTTCATGGCTTCGATGGCCAGACCGAAGCTCAGACCGGTGGTGGGGCGATAGCTGCGCTCAAACACAGGCTTGGGAGACCAGCTGCGGTAGCCGTCATCATACTGCACCCGGTAGCCTTCCTCAGGTTTACCGGTGATGCAGCTGGGAACAACCTCATCCAGCTGGCAGTATTCATACTTGCCGCCCAGGACAGGGATACGGTAGCAGGGCCATGCCTGCACCAGCTTGCTGCCTAAGTAAAACTTTTCCATGATTCTTTCCTCCTCGTTATTTTGAACTGTCCGGTTTTCCCGAACAGTTGCTTCTGTTTAAAAAATCCAACGGCTCCCATGAAATCTCGGTGTATTTGCCTTCCAGCACCTCGCCAAAGGCCCAGTCAAAGAAACCGTTATCCTCCGGCTTGGTGCCAATGACAGTCACATTGCCGGATTCATCACGCCTGATTGTTACTCTCGCCATGGTTACTCCGCCCTCAACGGCTTGATCCCGGTTTTCTGCCGGAACTTCTCTATGGCCTGCTGCTTCGATCTGGCATGAACCAGCTTGCACCGGAGCTTCCCGTAAAACCGCCGGGAATCATCCTGATAGTAAACGCGGTATGTAAATCTCATATTTATCAGACCTCCTCGTTAAGGTTGTATTTGGTGATATTCTCGATTTGACAGAAAGTCGGATATCTTCCATGCTCTTTAAGCCATTCATCGACAACATTCCCAATAGCATCAGTGAGATCAACCGTTTCTTTCCACTCTTTGGTATCGTAGGTGCACCAGCCTTCAGCAGCTTCACCTGCGAATTCATAAGCCTCTTCTTCCAAACCATCGAGAATGTTAAACACATTCAAATGAGCAGAAGGCACAAACGGAACGCCTTCACCAATATAAACTGTCTGATAATTGTCCTCGTTCATTTCTCTGGCTTGCTTAATGCAGTCCTCGATGGAATCTCCAAACTCAAACCACATCTCTGCATTCCGGTCGAAATTCCAGTAATACTTAGCCATTTTTCTCCCCCTTCCGGATCGTCTTCCGGTTCAGGCTTTCCCGGTGGATGACAACCATCTGGTATCCGTCTTCAGACACCACCAACCAATTGGCGGGATTCAGCCCCTTGGCCTTCAGGAACTTCTTCTGCGCCAGGGTAGGTCTCTTACCGCGCATGGCTGCCACCTGCTTTCTTGATCCGCTCCACCCAGCGAGTCATCTTCTTTTTCCGGATGCCCTCATACTTGAGGCTCACATCCAGCTTCAGCACTTCCAGGGCATTGTACAGGTCGCAGATTTCCTCCATGACCTTTGCCCTTGCATCCTTTTCTGTAACCGGCGTGGGATTGGTTCCGTTCAGGATCCGCTGCATCTTCATGGCAGCATGAGCCAGTTCCACAGCCTCTTCGGCCACCTGGGCGAACTGGTCACCAGGGGAAAGCTGCTCCCGGACGAAGAGGATCTCCGGACACAGTGCCTGAATCTGGTTAGGAATGATTTCACCATTCTCGTCTTCCGTGTAGATAACCTTGCCGTCCTCCACCACAAAACCCATCTTCCGGATGCGTTCATCCAGCTTGGCTTCCTGATATTCCGGATCCTGGTAGAATTCCTCATTCAGACAGTGGTACAGTTTGCCCCACCGGGTCAGCTGAATGTAGCCCATTCCTTTCAGATCGTTCAGGGCGACCATACCGATCTTGTTTGCCACCACGGCGGAGTGATCCCGATGCTGGGCGATATTGGCGAACTGATTCACCATCAGCCGGTCTTTGTAGGGGATGTCAGACCGCTGCATCCCCTTGGCTTTTGTCCTAACGTTCTTTCCCATGTAGTTGTCCTTTCTTACACAACGTATTTCCGGTGCCCGGCCTGGACCGACTCCATGCAGGTGTGTGCATAGATCATGGTGGTCTCGATTTTCTCATGGCCGAGCAGCTTGCTGATATCTGCAATGGGCATACCGTTCTGCAGTGCCAGGGTGGCAGTGGTATGCCGCAGAATGTGGGGAGTAACATGCTTGTTCATTTCCGCCGATGTACGTCCGGCGATGTTGCGGACGATCTTTTCCAGGGCACAGGTGGTCAGACCTCGGTGAGGTTTCCGCTCTGTGACAAACAGGAATTCAGAGTCATCGGTTCTGTCTTTCAGGTAGGCCTTCAGGGAAACTTCCGCTTTGGCATTCAGGTAAGAGGTCCGGTGCTTGCTGCCCTTGCCGAACAGATGCACCGTCCGGGCATTCCAGTCCACATCGGTCTTCTTCACACCGGCAATCTCAGAGACACGGCAGCCGGTGGAGAACAGGAATTCGATGATCGCCCGTTCCCTGGGAGTCTCGCAGCACTGCCGGAGGTATTCCAGTTCCAGCTGTGTCAGGTTCTGCCGCTGCTTCTTCTCATACTTGATGGCCGGGATGGTCCGCATGGGATTGCTCTGTACATATCCCTCGTCAGCTGCCCAGCCGAAGAAGGAAGCCAGATACTGCCGGTACTTGTCCAGCGAGCGGTTGGAGCAGCCACGCTCCTGCTGATACCGGTACAGGTATACCCGGATATCGTTGGTGGTGATCTGCGCCGGACTCTTGCCGATGTCCCGGAAGAAGAGCTTCAGCATCCGAAGGTATGTGCCCAGTGTAGCCTGGGACAGGCCCTCGATCTTCTTGCTCACGATGTAGATCTTCACGGTCTCCGGCAGTTCCTCATGGAAGAGTGCCAGGGAAGTCTCCTTCCTGTGGATCTCATACCGGTAAGCCAGATTATCCAGCAGCCCCAGCATATCCACAATGGTCTCCTGCGGCACTCCATGGTCAGCTGCCGCGCACTGAAAGTCATTCCGGAAATGTTCGTACATGAATTACCCCCCTTGCTTTATGTTTCAGGCTTCTCTTTGTAGTCGCAGATGGAAGCGATGGCATTGATCAGACCCCGGTAGAAGTCCGGGCTCTCACCCTCGCAGTATTCCAGTGCATCCACCGTGATGTGCTCGATGATCTTCACCTTGTCAGCGTCTCTCACGGTTCTACCTCCTGCAGCCACCGCAGCGCACAGCCGATGCACTTCTCATCCGGGATCTCGATGTTCTGATCCAGCATCTCTTTGCATTCCAGCAGGTTCCGGCAGAAGGGTGCATCCCCAAAGTGATACATCGCAACGGCCATTTTCTCATCGCTCATGGCCCGGATCCTGTCCGCTCTGGTTGTAGCCTCAGGTTCCCAGTTGCTGGGGACACCGTCCTGCTTGTAATAGCAGTTGATGCAGACGTCTTCCAACTGGCTGTTCGGATGCTTCCAGCCGAAGTGCTTGCAATTTCTGCATGACTTCATTTCTGTGCCTCCTGCTCATCCAGATCCTCGATCAGACCGCAGGACGCAGCCGTTGCCTTGTCCTTGATCTTCTTGATTTCCTCCGGCATCAGACCGACGATATCGGGGCCTTCCTCCGTGATTCCTTCCTTCATCACCACGATATTGCCGGCAATAGGGCACCCATGCTGAAGGGTACCGTACCAAAGGCTGCCCATGGCATTCAGGGGAAGATCCCGCAGGAGTCCTTCTTCATTGCAGATGAAACAGAAGGGATCCTCCAGTCCTCTGGGATGGACCACCTCGATCCAGCCTTCCACCACATCGCCCACGCTTTTGTACAGAGGCTGCGTAAATTCCTTCACGAACATCTTTCCGTCCGTGGTGAAAACAACACCTTTCATCGTTTACCTCTTTCTGCTGTCCCGATCCCCATGTTTCCAGATCGGGGTGTTATGACTTTGATAGTTATTCCGGTTCTGCCGGATCAGTTCCTGCTCAGCCCGGTATTTCAGATACTCCGGTTTCCTGCAGTGATCAGAACAGGCAGGCTTTTTGAATGGGCATCCTTTGCAGGGCTTCAGCCGCGAGCTGCCGGTTGTTCCGGTCATAGTCTTCACCTCTTGCGTTCTTGTTCCAGGCCACCTGGGCCTCATGCTTAAAGACGGCCTGCCTGTCCACGGTATAGCCGCAGTCGAAGCAGCGCACCTTCCAGGGTTCCTGTCTGCCCAGCATGTACTGGACATAGGCCACATTGTCACTGTGGCAGCAAGGGCAGGGGAGCAGCCGGAAATGGCTGTCCGGTGCCGCCGCATCGACTCTGATCGCGTGTTCCAGATCCATGGGCATCACTCCAGTTCCACGGGAATCCACTGCACCTGCGCCAGGTGATTCAGCAGAGGAACGTCCTCAGGCAGCCCCTGTTCCGTCAGAACATACACGCTGCAAAGGGAGTCGCGGTGATACAGGTACCGGCCAACCAGCTTGGTATCCATATCATCAGCAACGGTCAGAATCTTCTGATTGTCCACATCGACCAACCGAATATTCAGATCAGTGGTGGTCTGCCACACCCGCAGGCCGTCGAAGGTCAGCCGCGTGAGCTTGATCGGTTTGCCGCCAGTTTCTGTATACACCTTGGCCAGGTCTTCCATCGTAGTCAGAACGGCTTCCAGAATCATGGTGCTGCACTCCCTCTTCTGGATGTTGACAGCCGTGCCTTCCTTGGGAATCTCGCCATTGTGCATCACGATCAGGCTCTTAATGCTGTTGGTGACGGCATCTCTGTTGAGCATCACGCCCCAGAAGGTGGTTTGGATAATCATTCTGCCTTTGATGACAGCAACCGTATAGCCGGTTTCCTTGTAGGCTTCCTTCATGGCAGCCAGGAGACCCTTGTCATAAATTGTCATACATTGTCCTCCTCATATTTCTGCATCAGCATCCTGTAGACCTCGCACTTGTCATAATGCTGGCAGCAGAATGTTGTAATGTGAATCTGATAATCTTTTCTTCGCTGAAAGACCAGTGCCAGGCAGCTATCCTCGATAAGGCCCTCACAGGTGATCCGGTGCTTCTGGCCGTTATCGTGCTTGTAGAATGGGCACCCGACACTGGTCTGGTAAACGCCTGTAGGCATGGTTCACACCCCCTGTTAACAGGTGCTGTCCTCTGTCCACCATCTCAGGATCGTGCTGTAATGGCTCTTTACCTTGGCACCGTTTTTGATGATGAAATCAGCCAGCTTGGATACATAGTGGTCAAACATATCAATGTCCATGATCTCAAGAAGAGAATCCACCTGGTCGTCTGACAGGATAACCACGCCCTTGCCCAACTCACCATTCATAAATTTCAGTTTTCTGTCTGCCGTCGCCGCCGCCTGTGCGTTAGCACCTGTGGCTGTTGTTACGGCTGCGGCTGCA